CTTTTCCAGGCGTCCCCCCGGAGCACCCAAGGGGGGTAACCCCTGGTCAGGGGCTTGTCGTCGGAGAGTGAACCTCCTGGTAAGAGCGGCAAAATCGGCGCGTAGATGGCATCCACCACAGATAGTGACATTCCGAGGGGTACTGATGGACAACCTCACCGCCGCACGATCCAACAATGTCCGTGCCGCCCTGGTCGCACTCCGAGACACCCTTGCCTCAATGCTCGACACGACCGAGGCGCAGATTCATGCGCAGCTTGCGGCGCAGTACCGGGCAACGCTTGCCGACATCGCAGCGCTCGACTCAGCGCAGCCGCCAGCGGAGGTGTCACCCTTAGATGAGATCACCGCTCGTCGAAAGGGTCGGGACGGAGCTTCCCCAGATCGTATGCGTGCCGCTGGAGATCGCAAGTCAGGCAACGGCTAGGGACACGATCGAGCTCGCCGCCCGCTACCAGATTTGCGACGGCGCACCACTCAGCCCCTCCCAAGAGCTACGCCTACTGAACGGCATGGCGCTCCGCTCCGACGGTTCGTGGGCGGCCAAGCGTGTCGGCGACTTTGGTGGTCGCCAGGGCGCCGGCAAGTCGGCGACAGTCATTGCTCGCATCTTCGGTGGCGTGTTTCTCGTCGGCGAGCAACTGACGATCTACACCGCCCACGAGTACCCGACGGCGAACGAGATCTTCATCCGCATCGGGCAACTGTTTGAGGCGTGGGACGACCTCAGCCGCCTCGTCATCAGCGAGAAGCGCGCCCACGGCGATCAGGGCTACGAGTTGAAAGGCCCGCCGGGTAGCGAGATTACGGGCAAGCGTCGAATCCTGTTCAAGACGCGCACCGGCAAGTCTGGCCGTGGCTTCGCCAAGGCCGACCTCCTCATCTACGACGAGGCGCAGCACTTGCTTCGCGAGCAGATCGCTGGTTCCGGCCCCGCCAAGTTGGCGAACCCAAACAGTCAGTCGTGGTGGTCAGGGTCCGGCGGCCTTGCCTTGTCGGCGCCCGCCTGGGAGATGCGAGAGCAAGCGGTGACCGGCGTCGGCGCTGGACGCTTGTCGTACACCGAGCACACGGCTGAGACGTGGCAGGTGACGCCCAACGGCGTCGTCTGGTCGCGTCCCGATCCCGACGACCGCGAAGGCTGGTACCGGGCCAACCCCGGACTAGGTCGATGGGTTGCCGAAGAGGACATGGCTGACCTCAAGCTTGAGCTTGGCGAGCTGTTTGAGCGGGAGTGTCTGTGCGTCTGGGAGTCACTGCCCTCAGTTCATGGCCCCCCACCGAAACTCCCCGCCGACGCCTGGGCGTCGACGGTGGTCTACTCGCCGGTGCCGATCAACCCCGGCGAGATTGTGCTGTCGTTCGACGTGTCGCCGGGTGGCGAATGGTCGAGCATCGCCATCGCCGCCGGGTCGCTTGATGCGCCCTACGTCGAGGTGATCGAGCACCAGGCTGGCACCGGGTGGCTGCCTGGCCGGCTGGTCGAACTCGTCCAGCGGTGGCAGCCGATGTCGCTGGTGTGCGATTCGGGCGGCCCGGCCGGTTCTGTTGTCGGTGCCGTGGTGCACGCCCTGCGGCTCGCCGGTGTCTCGTCTGACCTGCTTCACCAGACCACGTTCGGCGAGATGAAGCAGGCGTGCGGAGCGTTCTACGCCGATGTCGTCGAGGGTCGCCTGCGGCGGCCACCGAACCAGGGACCGCTCGACAACGCTGCTGCTGACGCCGCTGAGCGTCGGCTGGGCGAGTCGTGGGCATGGGATCGCCGCAGCGCGACGGTGCCCATCTCGCCGCTGGTGGCGGTGACGTTGGCCCGCTCACTGCTTGGCGACAAGCCCCCAAAGCTGACGCACTCGGCGTCGGCGTTCGTGTCGCTCGACGACTACTAGCCCGAGGAGGTCGCGCATGTTCACTGCCATGCAACTCGTCGGTCTGGTCATGGTCGTCGTCGGTGCCTTCATCGGCGCTGGCCTGCCTGGTGCCCTCGTCGGCGCTGGGATTCTGCTGACCTACTTTGGTCTGGCGGGTGAGCGCTGATGTTGTCGTCGATCTTCCGTCGCCCTGAGCAGCGCGCCCAGGCGACCACCTGGGGACTCTGGCCTGGCGAGATGACCCAGGTGGTCGGCGGCGTGTCGGTCACCGAGCAGACGTCGATGCAGTTGCTCACCGTTTACGGGTCGGTGCGCCTCATCTCCGACTCCATCGCCACGCTGCCGCTTGACGTGTATCGCCGCACCGGCGACGACGCCAAGGTTGAGGTCGCCAAGCCGAAGTGGTTGCAGCAGCCGACTACGAATCTCGACTTCACGTCGTGGGTGTCGCAGGTGTTGTCGTCGCTGCTGCTACACGGCAACGCCTACGTCGTCGTGCAGCGCAACGAGGTCGGCGCCATCGTCGAACTGATTCCGCTCGACCCGTCAAAGGTGCGGGTGACTCGTGATCGCGGCCGCCTGGCCTACATGGTGAACGGCCAACGCGTCGACGCCGAGATGCTCCACCTCAAGGGGCTGATGCTGCCGGGTTCCGACGTCGGCCTGTCGCCGGTCGAGTACGCCCGCCAGTCGATCGGGCTCGGCCTGGCCGCCGTCAAGTTCGGCACCGGCTACTTCGAGGGCGAGGGCAACATGCCCGGTGTCATCGAGATGCCTGGCAGTGCGCAGTCCGAGACGCTCAAGGCCATCGCCGACCAGTGGCGCCGTCGTCGCCGTGAGGGCGGCCGCGGCCTGCCCGGCGTGCTGCAAGAGGGCGCCGTGTGGAAGCCGACCGGCGTCACCAACGAGCAGGCACAGTTTTTGGCGACCCGCAAGTTCACGTCGGCCGAGATCGCCGGGCAGATGTTCATGATCGACCCGACCGAGCTCGGCATCGGCATCGAAGGTTCGTCGCTGACCTACGCCAACCTCGAGCAGCGAAACACCCGCTTCGTCCGGGTGACGCTGCTGCCGTGGATTGTGCGCCTGGAGAAGGCGCTGTCAGACCTGCTGGCGCAGCCTCGGTACGTCAAGTTCAACCTTGGCGCCCTGCTCCGTGGTGACCTGCAGACTCGCTACGCCGCCTACGCCGTCGGCATCGGCGCCGGGTTCTTGGAGCCGAACGAGGCGCGAGACTGGGAAGACCTGCCGCCGATGGACGACGCGCCCGACGTCCCCGACATGCCCGACGACAACGACGACGACGAGGCGCTGCGTTCCGTGATGCCCGCATGGCAGATCGTGCCCGCATCACAGGTGGACATGCGCCAGGATCTCGTCATCCCGGCGCCGATCGTGAACATCCAGCCGGCACAGGTGACGGTCAACGTCGAGCCGACGCCGGTGACGGTGAACGTCCCGCCGACCGAGATGACGGTGAACGTGGAGCCGATGCCGGTGACGGTGAACGTCCCGCCGACCGAGATGACGGTGAACGTGGAACCGACACCGGTCACGGTGAACGTCCCGACGCAGCCGCCGCCGATCGTCTACGTGCAGCCGCCGGATTCCGGCGACGAGTCCATCACGTTCACGCGTGACCCGTCGGGCCGCATCGTTGGCGCCAAGAAGGTGACGAACTGATGGCCGACAACGTTGGCTACACCCCAGGGTCGGGCGCAACGGTCGCCGCCGACGAGATCGGCGGCGTGCTTCACCAGCGCGTCAAGCTCGGCATCGGCGACGACGGCACCGCCGTCGATGTGTCGGCGGCGAACCCGTTGCCGGTGGCGCTCACGCAGGGCGAGGTTGTCGAGGCGCTTGAGGCGATGCGCATGGCGGTGCAGTCACTCAGCCGCTCCATTGGCCAGTCGATGCCTGATGTGGCTGGCCGTCTGCGTGTCGTGGTGGATGCCATCACTGGCTCTCTGACGTTGGCGACGATCACCACGGTCGGCACGGTGACGACGGTCAGCACGATGACAAACCAGACCCAGGTCGGCGGCAACCCGGCATTTGAGCAGATCCCGGCGCTGATGCGCCTCGGCGCTGACAGCCTCCGCAGAAACGTGAGCGTGACCTGAGATGACCACGACCAACGGAAACCGCAAGATTCTCGACCTGAAGCGGTGGGAGTTCTGCACTCCTGCCCCCACGGCGACCGTGGCGGGCTCGTTCATCGCGTCGTCGCACGACTACCGGCAACAGCAGCTGTACGTCGTGTCGGCAACGGTCCAGTACCTCTACTCAGCGCAAGAAGACGCATGGGTGCAGATCCCGTCCGGCGCTCTCGCTGGCACATTCGCCGTCGGTGCGTGCGGCACGGCCACGTCGGTTGGCCCGAGCGGCACGGCGACCGCTGGTACGACCTCGACGATCACGACGAACCTCACCCTGGCCCGCGACCTGCGCGGCTACAGCATCCACATCACCGGCGGACCGAACGCTGGCGCGACGCTGGCGATCAGCAGCAACACGGTCGGCACGAACGCCGTCATCACTGTCCCGGTGCAGGCGTCGGCGTTCACCGCCTCGACCACTTACCGACTCCTGACGCCCCGCTGGTACGTGCTCAACGCCGTAACGGCGTCGGGCACCACTACGGCCAACCTGTTCAAGTTTTACGACTTCGCCCTGAACACCTGGACCGCCGCTGAGACGGGCGCCACCGACGGCGTCGCTCCAGCGGCCGTGATCGGCACCGACTCCAAGTTGATCGCGACATCGTCGTGGCAGGGCGAGGGATATGCAGCGTTCGCCACCGGCACCGCCACGGCAGGTGGTGCGTCGACGCTGACGAACTCAGCAAAGACCTGGACAACAAACCAGTGGGCGAACTCCCAGGTCCGCATCGTCTCGGGCACTGGCGCAGGCCAGATCCGCACCATCGCCAGCAACACCGGCACGGTGCTGACCACCTCGGCGGCATGGACGACGGCACCTGACGCCACCTCGGTCTACTCGATCGAGGGCAACGACGACTTCATCTACTACATGGGCAGCGCCGCCGTGACCCTGTTCCGCTACAGCATCTCGGCGGGCACGTGGACGACGCTGTCGCCGACCGCTGCCCGTGCTGCTGCCCCGGCGGTTGGGATGTCCGGGCACTGGATCTGGAAAGCCACCGACGCAGCGTGGACGAGTGAGTCGGCCATCCTGAACGGCCGGTACATCTACTCGTTCCGTGGTGGCGCTGGTGCCGTGCTTGACCGCTACGACATCGCCGCGAACACCTGGGGCAGCGCCCTGACGTACGCCCCGGCGACCGAGGTGTTTGGCGCTGGCACGAAGTACGTCTACCGCAATAACGCCATCTACGTGCAGAAGGACGCGACCGGCCGATGGTTCCGGTACAACGTCGTGACCAGCGAGCAGGACGGCTGGTCGACGATGACCTACACCCAGGGCGCAGCCATCGCTGGCGACACGAGCTTCGACGTCTACTACACCGACGGCGCCACCGAAATCGACTACGTCTACATGCTCCTGAACACGTCCACCGTCATGCTTCGGGCGATGGTCATCTGATGACCGTCGACGACCTCATCCGCCAGGCCCGTACGTGGGTCGCCCGGCAGACGGTGCTACGGGCCGAAGCGGAGCGCCTCGGTGACACGTCAGCTATCGCCGCCGCCGACGCAGAGATCGCCGCCACCGAGGACACCATCGCCACGCTCGAAGCGCTGTAGTCGAGAGGAGCGGCCGTGCTGCTCACGCTGCTGCAGTCCACCGGCATTCCGCCTGAGCCGCCGCAAGACGATCCCGGCAGCGGTAGCCGCACGTATGTCGGCATCGCCGGCAGTCCTCGCCGTCGCACCGTCGACGAAGAACTAGAGGCGATCCTCGCCTCGCTCCTACTGCTCACCTGAGGAGGTGCTCACATGATGATCGACGAACGCGGCACTGGCCGCCAGATCCGGCACTACGACCTGACCGACTTCGAGTTCCGCGAGGGCGGCGACAACGGCTACACCTTTGAGGGCGTGG